AATTTATTTTTTAATATATTATAAAATTACTTCATTTGATGTTGTTTTTTCATAATTTATTTCAATAATATTTTTTATTGTTTCATTTAAAAAAGGCATTACGACATTGTATGTCATTGTTATATAAAAAGTTGGATTTATTATTATAATTTTATTTAAATTTGTGCTAAATTTATTTGTGATAAGTTTTGTTATCTCAATTGCTACATTTATTTGTAATGCGTGTGTAAGATTAAAATCTAAACTGTCAAAAATCCAAATCCATTTTTTATCTTTTGGTATTTCACTTAAAACACCATCATAGTGATTTAGAATACTTTCAACATCATAATATAATATAGCTTGTGACGGACAGGTATAATAATATATTATATCATTTTTCTCTGAAATTTTTGTTAATGAATGACTGAGAGGTTGTAGTTTACATAAAGGACAAATATATGACATTTATAATTAATAATATTATATATTAAATATATATTACGATAAATAAGTAATTAAAATATATATAAATATAGTATATAATGCCGGGTGGCCTTTTACAACTAGTTAGTCAAGGACAACAAAATATAATACTAAATGGAAATCCAACTAAATCATTTTTTAAAACAACTTTTCATCAATACACAAATTTTGGTCTTCAAAAATTCAGAGTTGATTATGAAGGATCAAAAACCTTGCGATTAACAGAAGAATCCAGTTTAACATTTAAAATACCTAGATATGCTGATCTTTTAATGGATTGCTATGTATCCGTAGCTTTACCAAATATTTGGAGCCCTATTCTTCCACCTCAACAAATTACCGAACAAACTACCTCACAAGGTCTAGGAAATATTGAACAATGGGCTCCATATGAATTTAAATGGATAGAAAATATTGGCGCTAAAATGATTTCAAAAATAAGTATAACTTGCGGTAATTTTACATTACAAGAATATTCCGGCGATTATTTATTAGCTTCGGTTCAACGCGATTTTAATTATGATAAAAAAGAATTATTTAATAAAATGATTGGTCAAGTTCCTGAACTAACAGATCCGGCAAATTCAAATTCTCGTGTTAACTCGTATCCAAATGCTTATTTTACCGGAGATTTAGCCGGACCAGAACCTTCCGTTAGAGGTAGAATTTTATATATTCCATTAAACAGTTGGTTTGGATTGAAAACACAAATGGCGTTTCCCCTAACATCACTTCAATACAATGAGTTACATATAAATATTACATTTAGACCAATTAATCAATTATTTACTATTCGTGACGTATTTGATGCGACAAATAACTATCCAAATGTATCTCCTAATTTTAATTTGTGGTATATGCAATTTTATCGTTTTTTACAACCTCCTCCCGATGTTATGATTGATATTAACTCATATTCGGATCAAAGAACATTATGGAATTCCGATGTTCATTTAAATTGCACTTATTGTTTTTTATCGAATGATGAACAACGATTATTTGCTGTAAACGAACAAAAATATTTAATTAAACAGGTTTACGAAAGAATAATTCCAAATGTTACTGGACCAAATAAAGTACAGTTGGATTCATTGGGTATGGTTTCAAATTGGTTGTTTTATTTTCAACGTAGTGATGCTAACTTACGAAATGAATGGTCTAATTACACAAATTGGCCATATAATTATTTACCATTGAATGTAACACAAGCCCCCACCTCAGGAAGTTATACCATTTATAGAACAATAAATGGAATATTAACACCAGTAGATATTGGACCCGGTGTTAATCCAGATGGAACACTAACAGGTATTGTAATTAATCAAACATATAATCCTCAGAATGATAAATTAATATTAATTGCGATGGGAATTTTATTAGATGGATCTTACAGAGAAAATATTCAACCAGCTGGCGTGTTTGATTTTATTGAGAAATATATAAGAACTACCGGAAATGCTCCTTCAGGATTATATTGTTATAATTTTAGCATTCATTCAAATAACGCTGATTTACAACCATCTGGTGCTATAAATATGAGCAGGTTTAATCAAATTGAATTAGAATTTACCACAATTATTCCTCCATTAGACCCATTTGCTCAAAGTTTGACTATTTGTGACCCGGAAACGGGTTCAATCATAGGTATTAATAAACCAACATGGTGCATTTATGATTATAATTTTGATTTACATTTGTTTGAAGAAAGAATAAATATGGTACATTTTATTGGGGGTAATGTTGGTTTAACTTACGCTACTTAAAAAGACTAGAATTTGACGCAGGTGGTGTCGTCTCATAAAATAACCCTGTTGCTGATACAGTTGTTGGATATTTTGTTTCAAACGATGTCATATTTGTATCCGGATTTGTATCCGTTGTTGTATCCGACCCTGAATTATATTTATCAGCAATACTTCTTTTTTTATTATACAATTCTAATCCTTTATTAAAAGAATCAGTCCATTGATCTAATCCTTCATATGGTCTATTTATTTGAGCATCTTTTGAATCGGGATATATTTGCGCAAAATTAATATTATGATTATTATAACCTGTAGTTAATGGACTATGTTGCAGTCCTTTTCCAGCTCCATCATATGGTTTAACGTCCTTTGTTTGACACGCTGTTTGTTTCGTAGGCCCAGGATTACAACCTTGACAATCTATATCTGACGTACATTGTTCTTTTGTTAGTAAACATTTAGCATTTGGTCCACAAAAATTCTTACAACTAACAGGATCATTTATTGGTAAATTTACAGTGTGACTGTATTCAGGTGAATTTAAATTATTATAATTTATTCGAGCATCTTCAGGATAAGGTATTACTTGTTGCGAATATTTTTCAAATTCTGTTAATCCCTCAACTATTTTAAAACTGCTACAAACTGAAGAACCATATATTATAATAAACCTAAATAAAAATAAAGATAAAAATATATATATTATTGTATATTTAAAATCGAGTGCCATATATAGAATTTAGATTTTATTTATATCATTTGAAGAAAATAAATAAGTATTATAATAATTAAATATATATTTATTATAACAAATGTCAACAACTGAAGATACTAGCGCTATTGATGAAAAGAAAAACGAAGAAACAACCACTCCAATTACTTCTTCTGATTTTAAAAATTTCATTATTAATTATTTATTAAGTATTATTTTTACTATTGGTATAACTATTTTTGTTATTGGCACATTTGGATTATACACAACTAAAGTGGCTCAATCGAATATTTTACCTGATAATATTGAGTTAGCACCATATACAGTTTTTGATCGAATTGTTAAAAATGAACCAATTGATATAAATATTATGAGACCATCTTTTTTTTCTGAAAATAAATATACATTATCACAAAAAGCTTTATTCAATTCTCAAGAATATTTAGACAGTTTTAATAAGAGTTTTTTATGTTCTTTAAAAAAAAATGCTCAAAATCCTAACGACGGTTTATCAGCAAGCGCTTCATTATTTTTCTCTTCCGTGTATGACAATATTGTTGCTAAAAACTTTCTTGCCATTAATAATATTTTTTATTATTTAAGTCATCTTCCCGAGTCAGCAATTATGTTTATTTATGGATTTTTTGGAATATTTTTATGGATTGGGTTATATTTTTTTAATATTTGTATTAGCATATTCTATCATATTATAAATATACCACAATTATTTAGAAATGTTTCTTCTGAAAATGATACTAAATGGGAATCAAGTGAAAATATTAGTTTTTTTAGCATAAAATTATTATTATTTTACTTTATTTGGTGGTGGATTGGACTAATATCTATATTTATAACACCTGTATTTTTTACATTTTATGGATTAATATCTCCATTATTTGCTACTTACAAAGTAAAATCAATTAATAAACAAATGAATATTGGCGATTTTATTAAAAATACTTTCGCATATAAACAATTTTTCTTTATAATTCTCGCAACAATAAGTTTGTTTTCTAATGGAATTACATATTTAGGAAGTAATTCTGTTATTGGTATTATATTTGCTATTGCCTTTGCTTATTTTATGGGATTATATTCAAATGAAATGCCTTCACATAATATAGATGGATTTAGCAATAAAATAAAACAAAATATAAAACAATCAACGGTTGAACCTATAAATTTTAAACATCCTGAATTAGTTGAAATTTGTAAACCTATACCAATTGATGATCCAAAAATAGAAAATAAAATTAAATCAGGAGAATACAGAGAACTAACAAAACCAAAAGAAGTTGGAGGTCAGATTAATGAACAACCTGTGGTAGCAG